ATTTGAAAAAAATTTATAAAAATGAAATAATTGATATGCGATGATCGATATATAATCGTATAAAAATGATGGTCAAATAGGCTAATAAGTGGCGAATTTCGCCAACTAATGGCAAAACTAACCAAGGGACCCCTATCTATGGATGATTTTTCTGAACTTTTACTAGCGGAGGGCTTTGACAAAGCCTTTATTGGCGTAGGCTCGCGGGCCGGGGACGACGATATTGCAGTCTATGACCTCGAAAAGTGTGTCAATATCTTGGTAGACTCCGGCATGACCCACGAAGAAGCTGCTGAATACATTGATTACAACGTCCTAGGGGCTTATGTGGGACCCCGGACGCCACTCTTTCTTGATCCTATGGACATAGACGATGTCAGATAACCTACCCGATGCACTGGACGAGGCCGATGAGCGCCGATTAAAGCTAGAACTTCGTTTAGCGCAGCTCGAGCGTGTTGAGCATTGCCAGACTAGCTTCCTGACTTTTGTCAAAACCCTGTGGCCCGAGTTCATTGCGGGAAAGCACCACCGGATCATCTCCGAGAAGCTTGAAGCGGTGGCCAATGGCAAGCTAAAGCGCTTGATTGTCAACATGCCGCCTCGTCATACCAAGAGCGAATTCGCGAGTTTCTTGTTTCCTGCATGGATGGTCGGAAGGAACCCTGCGATGAAGATCATTCAGGCTACGCACACCACGGAGCTTGCGGTTGGTTTTGGCAGAAAGGTTAAGAATCTTATTGAGAGAGACGATTATGCGGAAATTTTTCCCGAATCTAAATTGGCAGCGGACTCAAAGGCAAGTGGTCGATGGGATACTTCTCGCGGTGGCATGTACTATGCTGTTGGCGTTGGTAGTAACCTCGCTGGTCGCGGCGCTGATTTATGTATTATTGACGACCCGCACTCTGAGCAAACCGCTATGTCGAACTCTGGATTCGATGACGCGTGGGACTGGTACACGGGCGGACCAAGACAGCGTCTCCAGCCGGGAGGGGCCATAGTTCTGGTCATGACACGCTGGTCGGAAAAGGATTTGACGGGGCAGTTGATGCGTCAGATGGCAAAGGATCCTTTGGCGGACCAGTGGGAAGTGGTTGAGTTTCCCATGGAGCTACCTTCTGGGGACCCGGTTTGGCCGGAATATTGGTCTCCTGAAGATCTCATTGCGGTAAAGGCGTCGATTCCTCCAAGCAAGTGGAATGCGCAGTATCAGCAGCAGCCTACTGGCGACACGAACGCAATCTTGAAGCGTGAGTGGTGGAACGTTTGGGACCAGCCTAAGATTCCTCGTTTGGAGTATGTTATCCAAAGCTACGATACCGCGTTTAGTAAACGGGAGACGGCTGACTACAGTGCGATAACGACGTGGGGAGTTTTCTATCCTGACGAGGGTCCCCAGCCTAATTTGATTTTGCTGGAGTCTAAGAAGGGTCGCTGGGATTTTCCGGAGCTTAAGGCGATGGCTTTGGAGCAGTATAAGTATTGGGACCCCGAAACCGTAATAATCGAGGCTAAAGCTTCTGGGACCCCGTTGACACAAGAGTTGCGCAATATGGGAATCCCTGTGGTAAACTTTACGCCGTCCCGTGGCAATGATAAGGTAACTAGGGTGCATTCCATCGCTCCGCTTCTGGAGGCTGGGATGATCTGGGTGCCGGACGAGCAATGGGCACAAGAATTAATCGAAGAGTGTGCTGCGTTTCCTTATGGGGAACACGACGACTTGGTAGACAGTACCACTCAAGCACTGATGCGTTATCGTCAAGGTAACTTTGTACAGTTGCCTACTGACGATTGGGAACAAGACGAAGACCCGGCACATGTCCGGGCCGCGTATTATGGTTGAGGAAGGTAGACATGGCGTTAACACTTGAAGAAGTAATGGCCGAGATTGATCGGATCAAAGAAGAGTACGCTCGAGAAGATCCAGACTATGCGGCGCAGGCCATTTCTACGTTCATGCTGGATAACGAAGTTCCGGAAGACCTTTACCGTAACGCCATGTCAAAGGTCAACGAGGCCAACTACCGGGGCATAGCCCAGTCGGGACTTGCTGGCGGGGAAACTGCCGGCGGCGATGGCACCGGAGTAGTTCAGTTAACTCCAATCCGTTCTGGCGAAGGAGTAACTTATTCGGCTATTCCGGACCAGTACACTCTTGCTGACGTGCAAGTAGCTGGTCGTCCTATGATGAACGAAACCCAGCTTAGTCAGTACCTGCCTTACGATCCTTACAGCATTGAACAACGCCGAGCTTACGAGTTGGAAGGCCCGCGGGCCGTGACCTTTTACGACCGCATTTTGAACCGCCCCGTCCCTGTTGTGACTAAAGGATTCTTGCCCAGTGGTGAGCCTACTACGGGCATTACTATGGGGGACGCGGCCCTCGCGTCATCTGGCGAGATGGATATTACGTCGGTCTTCCCGTCTACTGGCATGAACATCATGGGCAGTGGTCTTGGGGGCACGACGGTAGGGTTGTCTGCTGAGCAGGCGGCGGCAGCGGGCCTTCCTCCCGGCAGTTCTACCGGAAATATTTTATCCACTACTGGCGACAACTTTGTCACGCCCGCCGGTACGCTGACCACGGATCAAGTTCTAGGCACTACGGGAACTGGCAATTTTGTTTTTGACACGGTCACAGATGACACGGTCACAGATGACACCGCCTTAACAAAAGTTTGCCCGGACGGCAGCGTTGTTGGGATAAACGAGACGTGCCCAATTGTGGATTCTCGTACACAAGTCCAAAAAGATTTACAGGCTATTTACTTAGGGTCTCCTAATACCGAAATCGCCGGACAGCGTATCTCCGACTATGCAAATTCTATGGGCGGGTTAACTTCCGAACAAGTAGTAAACTCTATCAATCCGGTTATATCTCAAGGCGGAAGTGGCTTATTAGATACGGGTTCAGTTATAACTGCGGCGGATGTAGACGCGGCGGTAGTTGCCGGAAACTTCCCTTTAGCGGGAACCGGTTCTCCGGTCACTACCAACCTAACCGACTTGTACACCCCGGGAGCGGCTACCGGACAAGGGGATTACACTAACCTTGAATCTGCGTACCGAGTTTTGGACGAAGGCGCTAGACAAGGTTTGACCTTGGATCAAATAGGTTCTCAGTTTGGCTTAGACGCGGCTAGGACTCGCCAAGTTCTGCAAGATGTCGGCATTGACCCTTCTACGTATGCCGCGGGTCAAGGCATTCTTTCTTTGCCCTCTACTGTAACGGAAGTCGGTTCGCAAAGGATTCCCGGATTTAGAGAAGGCGGTCCTGCCGTAGACACGGGCGACCAAGGCGGCGGATTTGTCGAAGGGCTGCGGTCCGTGGGCCGCGGAATCTCAGGTCTTGCCAGTTACGCAAAAGACAAGATGTTTGGTGAAGTGCCCGAGTACATGGCGGATACATCCGAGATTCGTTTCTCTGGTCGCCCGGGCAGTACTTATCGTGAAGAGTATTACGGTGAGGGGCCTACGTTTGAGGAGCGGTTGATCAGAGAATACGGTTACCCGGAAAGCCCCGAGCGTCCCGGTTCAGCAGACTTTAGTCGCGAATCACGGCCCACGGGTCGTATGGACATGCCGGCTACCTCTGAGATATTAGACGCCCGCGCGCATGCGTTGGGCACGGCTCTTTACGGAAACGAGTATGGTGGCGAAGCGTCTACTGCCATGGGCGTTATGGGTGAGGAGTATGACCGTACAATGGATAACGCCAGTCGAGAAGACATTGCTATGGACACCCGCAACAATGCGGTTGGTCGCAAGATTCTTCGTAACGCGGGCATTATGAACACAACTCGTGATCTTACTAGGATGGTTGACCAAAAAATCTTGGATCAGCTAGACCGCATTATGGATCGTCCTATTGAAGAGCGCCGGGCAGAAAGCCCTAAAGAAGGTCCGGACCTTTACTTTTCTAGGTTAGACCCTAAAACTTTGAAGACGACTACTGATCCCAGCGGGATTGTTAACGCGACAAATTACTCTCGTCACCCCGGCGGAATTTAAAAACAGGACACGGACATGGCAGAACCAAGGCAACCGGTAGTCTCTTTGATGGATCGTATGAATGACGATTCGGAGCTTTTGGCTATTCAAGACGAAGCTGACTTAGCGACACCTAACGGCATGTCTTCTGCGTCGGACATTATGCCCGACGGCATTGAGATTGAGCTAGATGAGGAAGGCGGCGCTACCGTAGACTTTGATCCTATGGCCGACAACATGACTGACGAAGGGGATTTCTACCGGAATCTTGCTGAGGACATGGATGACGGCGAGTTGGGGCGTATTTCAAACGATTTGGTTGGTCAGTACGACGCCAACAAAGCGTCTCGTCAGGATTGGGAAGACACCTATACCAAGGGTTTAGAGCTGTTAGGATTTAAGTACGAGGAGCGTACTTTGCCTTTCCGTGGCGCTACTGGCGTAACTCACCCACTTTTGGCGGAATCCGCCACTCAGTTCCAAGCGCAAGCGTTTAACGAACTTCTGCCGCCAGAGGGTCCGGTTCGTACGGCTATTGTTGGCGCGCCGGATAAGGAAAAAGAAGCCCAAGCGGGTCGTGTTCAAGAATTTATGAACTACTACATCACTAACGTGATGGAAGAGTACACGCCTGAATTCGATCAGATGCTGTTTTATTTACCCTTGGCCGGATCTACTTTCAAGAAGGTTTACT